CTAATTGATGGTATGTCTAAGTATGCAGCTGCAAAACCCTGCGTAAAACAGTATTTGGTTGGACATGTAAGAACTCAATTCCGACAAGTAGAATCTAGTAATTGGGCAACTGCTATGTTGTTACCTGTTGAGAGATTTGTCGGTGCATCTAAACAAGAAATCTGGGCAGACTCCAGAAAAATAATTAGGAAGAATTAAAATGGCACTTAATTTACCATTTTTAACAAAAGACACCCCTAGAGGTGACGCTAAACCTAGAAGCATAAATGATTTTATCTCTCAGGTTAAATCTGGAGCAATGGCGAGACAAAATCGTTTCGTTGTTTTGTTCACTCCACCATCTGGCGTAAATCCACAAGCATTACAGAAAGTTCTTTTGTTTTGTGACACAGTGCAACTTCCTGGAATAAATTTCTCTACAATTCAAAACAGAACATATGGTGAATTCCGTGAAGTTCCATATGAGAAATTATATGACAATGTGAACATGACTTTCTATGTTGACAACGATTTAAAGGTTAAAGATTTATTCGATCGTTGGATTGATCAAATTCAAAATCCAACTACAAGAAATTTTAATTACTACAATAACTACATTAGTAATATGGTTATTGAAGTTCAAGACATTAATGATAATACTCGCTATGAAATGACTCTGTGGGAATGCTATCCAAAGAACATTGGTTCAATCACTTTAGATCAAGCATCAAAAGAGATTATGAAACTTCCAGTTACTATTCAATACAAATATTGGACAGCAACTGCAGTAACTCCATTAAAAGATGGTGAGAAAGTTCCAACAAGTTGGTTTGATAAACTAACAAAGAACTTTACTGGATTCCAAGAAACATTAAACAAAACTATCGGTACTCAAGCGGGTAATTTCCTAACAGGTTCTGTCCACTAACACTTAAAGGTGCTGGTCTGTTTCATATGGCAATGGGTGCTGTTTTGGGAATTGCAGCATGGTCTCGTGGACAAGAAAAGATCGCAGGAGTTACTACACCCCCAACCCTAAATACTAGACCGATTCTGAAAGAGCCTGAAGATCCACCCTTTCGTAATACTAGGAATGACTAATGAAAATTGATGACTCGTTATCTGAAGTTTTTGAAGTGAAGACTATGACACCTACTGAAGTAATTGATAAAGATGGTGTAATTGTATCGCATTCAAATAATAAAATTGAAGATGATTATGAAGTAACTCGTAATAATCTTCGTATCCTTTTACAACAGGGACAAGAGGCACTACAAAAGTCTTTGGATGTGGCTATGCAGTCAGAGCATCCTCGTGCTTTTGAAGTTGTTGGAAATCTAATGAAACAGCTGGCAGACATTAATCAGCAATTATTAGATTTACATCAACAGAAACAAAAACTAGATGAACCATCTAAGGCAGATAAAGCCAAACAGGTTACAAACAATGCTATCTTTGTAGGTAGTACTGCTGAGTTGAATAAGTTAATTAAGAATATGGCTAAAGGAGAATAATATGGCATTACCGATGATGAGTGCACCGACCTATACAATGGTCGTGCCCTCGAGTGGAGTGAGTGTGAAGTTTAGACCTTTCCTTGTAAAAGAGGAAAAGGCATTACTAATCGCACAACAGAGTGAAGATATTGGTGTTATGATTCAAACCCTAAAGGGAATCATTAACACTTGTGTATTGGATAAACTTGATGTTGATAAACTAGCGACATTTGATCTTGAGTATATGTTTACTCAAATTAGAGCAAAGTCTGTTGGTGAAATTATTGAGTTAATATTCCCATGTGATATCGACCATGGAGAAGATAACGAAAAGGCTAGAGTTAAAGTTTCTATTGATTTAACTACATTGAGTGTAGAAAAAGATCCAAATCATAACAATAAGATTAATCTTTTTGGTGATGTTGGAGTCGTTATGAAATATCCAACTATGGATGTTATGAAACGATTGGAAAATCTTGATGCAAATGACTTAGATAAAGTCTTTGGTGTAGTTGCAGATTCTATCGACTACATTTATCAAGGTGAAGAGATTTTCTACGGTAAAGAACAGAAACACGAAGAGTTGTTACAGTTTTTAAACAATCTAACCTCTGAACAGTTTGTTAAGGTTCAACAATTCTTTGCTACAATGCCAAGAATTAAAAAGGAAATAGAATACACTTGCCCTGTATGCCAAAAGCACCACAGGAAGATGCTGGAGGGCATGCAAAGTTTTTTTTAATTAACCTTTGTCATGAAACATTGGCGAACTACTATAAAATGAATTTCGCTCTGATGCAGTACCACAAATACTCGCTAACGGAACTTGAGGAAATGATTCCGTTTGAAAGAGAAGTGTATGTTTATATGTTGATTGAGTATCTAGAAGAAGAAAAGAAAAGAATAGAATCCAGAAAAAGGATGTAATAGATGGCAAAACGACAAAGTAAAAGTAAACCACCAGTAGTTAATGTTTCTCAAACAGTATCAACTACGGTTAATGCGTGGGACAGCACAGCCTTCGCTAAGTTACTTGACGAACAAGCACAAGCCAATGAAACTGCGATTAAAGCATTAGAATCAACTATGGCTGTTGCTGGAGCAAACCAACAACAGTTAGCAGAACAGATATCTCAATCTACAATGATGAAAGACATCCGTGATGTCTTAATGCAACAATTAAATGATAAAAAGATCACTGAAGAGACTGAAAAACTTAAAAAGATAGAAGAACGCAAAGCACAACAACTTCAGAATCATATTAATAGACAAATTGAATTAACAAAACAAAACGCTGAAGCCACTGAGAAACTAAATCGTGTTCGTGCAGAAGAATCCAAAGCGATTGCTAATCTTGCGCAGGGCATGCAAACATTTAAGACTATTGGCGAAAGATTTGCCGATATGAAAAAAGGTCTTGGTGAAAAGTTAAGTCTTCGTGGTATGATGAAGTCAGTTAATGTTGGTGGTATCTTTAATAAGTCTATCGCTCGTGAAGATTTTATTAAACAACAGAAAGCCATCGACCCTACTAAAACTCGTAAAGAATTAACAGAAAATTTTAAAGGTGCTCAGACAGCATCTAAAAACATCAAGAGAAATGAAGCAGAACTTGAAGAGTTTAAAAAGACTACTGGTCTCTCTGATGCTGATGTTGCTAAAACTGCAAAGGGTAAAGAACTATTATCTAAAAGAGAAAACCTTGCTTCAGAATACTCAAAGTTTGATGTAAGATCTAATCTTACTAAAGGTGAAGAGGAAAAGACACCTACTGCTGCATTCGCTTCTGCTGGTGAACAACAAGAAGCTGCAAATGAACAACTAAAAGTTCAAGGTGCACAGGCAGATCTCCTAACAAAGATAGAAGAAAATACTCGTCCAGGTGGCAAAGCAACTGCTGCTGTAGCAAGTAGTGATAGCGGTGGAGGTGGTGGAATTCTTGGTGGGATTGGTGTTGGTCTTGCTGCACTAGGTAAAGGTTTACAAGCATTAGGTACTGGTGCTGGTAAAGGAATTCAATTGTTCCTTCGTGGATTAGCCAGTGGTCTTGCTTCATTAGCAAACCCAGCCACACTAATTGGTCTTGGTGCTGTTACACTAGCGATAATGGGTATTGGTAAGGCACTTGAAATGGCTGCACCATTTATGGAAGCATTTGCTCCAGTCTTAATGAAAGTTGTTGAAACAATTCAAACTGTATTTGTTGCAGCTATTGAAAAGATTCCAGAAACTATTAGAGCAATCGGTGAAGTCATTATGGGAGTTGTCGGTGCTATCTCTGATTCTATCGTAGCAATCATTGATGCAGTTACAAGTAGTATAGAAAGATTAGCTGCAATTGATGGATCAAATCTACTTCAAGTCGGTGCTGGTTTAGGAGCAGTAGCATTAGGTATGGCTGCATTTGGTGCTGGCTCTGCCGTTGCTGGTGTTGGTAATCTCGTTGGTGGATTACTCGGTGCAGTAACTCCAGGTGGATCTGCTGTTGATCAAATTATGAAACTTGGTGAGAGTGGTCCAAATATTGAGAAAGCAGGTATCGGTGTAGAAAAACTAGCATCAGGATTAAGAGCATTCTCTGCCATAGACACTGATAAGATTAAAGCGATTGCTGCATTACCTACTGATAAAATTGCAGCGATGGGTGCTGCAATGGGTGCAGCTGGATTAGTGAATAGTAAGTCTGCTGAGAATCGTGCAGCAGAAGGACAATCTGGTGGAGGTGGTGGCAATACTTCTGTTGTTGCTCCAACGATTAATAATACAACTCGTCAAACACAACTAATTAAACCACCAGTAAGAAATCAAGAGTCATCTCTTAGTTCTTGGCAACGAAGTAAATACGCATAAAAAAAGGGATCGTAAAGATCCCTTTTTAATTTCTACTCTAAAGATTAATCTTCTTTAGCAATCTTCTCGAAGTAAGACATAACATCATCGTCATCATCGTTAATCTCAGGCATCTTTGGTGCTGGCTTTGAAGCAACCTTTGGTGCAGATGCTACTGGACGATCTTCCTGTTCGGCAATCTCTGCAGCAGACTTGCTTGCAAAAGAATCACCAGACAAAACTTCATTGAGTTTCTTTTTCAACTCATCATAAGACTTGAAGTTTTTACGATCTGTAAACTCAGACAACTTGTGTTGTGCGTTTACGATAGCCAATAGTTTTTCTTCATTATCAGAAACTGCTACTGGTTCGCTGAAACCTGACTCATCATAGTTTGCGTATCCATCTTTCTTACGCATACGCATTTTGAAGTTAGCACCTTCCCACAAATCAAAGACATTAACTGGCTTCTCGTCTTCGAAAGTTGGACGAGCCTTGTCCATAATCTTATCAAAGATTTTCTTGCCGAATTTAAACAAGAATACCTTACCCTCGTTTTCAGGATGCTTTGGGTCTGATACAATCAGAACATTGGCAATGAAAGAGAGTTTACGCTTTTGTTTGCGAGCGATCTCTTTGTTGGCTTCAGAACCAGAGTTCCAAAGAGTGGTGTTCAACTCACCAACAGGATCGTTCTCACCAAGAGTGGTCAGTGAGTTTTCGATATACCACTTACCAGTTGGACCTTGGAAGCCATGAGAAAAGATTCGAACCCATGGGAGTTCATCACCTTCTACTCGTGGAAGAAAGCGAAGTGTGGCTGTGCCATTACCTGCTTTGTCACCTTCCAATCGCCAAAAGCGATCATCGACATATGACTTGGTTTCTGTTTGGGGATTTGCGACTTTCTCGAATGCATTAGAGATTGCACCAAAGTCTGAGTTGCGCATTTTGCGGAGTGCTTGGATATCCATCGTATTTTCCTTTGTATAAATGTATTACGGATTATTGTTTTGTATATGTTGAATGTCGATTTCATCAGTCATTTCAATATCATCATCAAAGATGTCATCATCTAAATCAATATCTTCATCAACATAACTATTTAGCGTTTTCATACCTCCACTCTTTTTATTGTTAGAGTGTTTGGCATGTTTTCCAGATCGCCCACTGGCATTCTCATCATCGTAACGATGAGGTTGTTTCTTATAAGTCTTACCCATGATTTATTCTGCAAGTTCTTCTTTGAAGGCACTAAAGATTTTCTCTATCTTAATCTTATCGTATTTCACGAATCCAGTCAACTTTTTAATTCTACGCATCTCATTATCCCAGATGTATTTTACAGATTGATTCTGATTCCATTTTTCAAGGATTCCTGAAAAGTCGTCTATGATTCTTAAAGTTTCTATTGCAATTTTACCACCAACAAACATCTTCAATGCTACAGGATATTCGTTTTCGGTAAACTCAAATATTGCAGAGTGTTTTAATCGGTTTGTTTCTATGTGTGTGAGTAGTGTTGCCAAATCGTCCACAAAGATCTTTGTGATACTTTGCTTTCGTTTGTTCCATTGCATGAAGTTATCTTCTGCTTCCTGACCAGCATAGATTGCAGTATCATTTCCATATGCAAAATTAGAAACAAAGAACTGAATAATCTCTTTATCGTCAGAATGCTTCTGTGCTAACTTCTCAAATATGTATCTGTCATTCCTAGCATTAAATGCTTCACGAGTGCCTTTAACATTTCCTCTGTTTTGGAAAACATCAAATTTGTCAGTGGTGAAGTGAAGTTTAATTGCTAGGTAATAACGGTATGCTTTATAGCCGTCCACTTTGTTTTGCTCTTAATTTTCTACAATCTTCTTTTACACCAACAGGAATGTCTGGATGCCATTCTGCCATGCCACAATCGTATTTAATAGTTCTGGAGTTAAGATTCTCAGTTGTATAAACAAAGAATGTTCCTTGAACAATAAGAAAAACGATAATGGCAAAAATAGCCCATTTATTTTCAGACATCTAGTTGTGCTTGTTTAGGTAGGTAGTTTAATTCTCGAAAGTTCATTTCGATTTTATCTTTGAGTGACTTGTTGATAAGTTTAGAAACATCTTCTGGCTCAAGGTAATTCTCTTTACAATACTCGAGCACGGCATCCATATAAGTCATCTTTTTATCTCGAACAATCTGCTCGATGTATAGAGAAAACTCATTGGCTGTTTTAAACATTTCGTTCCTTAGCGATCCAATACTCAGTGTTTTTAATTTCTTGATTGAGTGCTCCATATTCTTTTAATTTAGTCCTGTATAATTTCCAAATGGGTGTATCAGTTTTATCTGGATCCATCTTTCGTTCAAACTTTTCCAAATACAAAGAAAAGAATTTATCTAACTTCATTTTTTTAACAAGAAGTTCGTGTCGTTTTTCATTCAGCGTCATAATATATTATACCTTATTTGTTATTGCAAGACAAGTTAATCATTGTACCACCATAGAATGCAACATCCATAATAAGGGCATCGTTTTCATTTCTAAGTTTTTCGTTTTGTTGCAGTGCTTCATACAACTTTTTTCTAAGCACATCTATCTCTGCTTCTTTTTCACAGCACTTTACACAAAATTCAGACATCACCCTCTCCTCATTGTTGCAATTTCAATGGCTTGCTCGTCTGAGAAGATTGGAACTGCGTTTGATTTATGCATCGTGCCAATACCTTTAATGGCAGTGCCAGTGTAAACAGTATTAGGTTTCTTGTAACAAGGTGCACCAGTAAATGGAAGACTTGGAATCTTAGGTGTCTCACGACAAGCAGGTTTCCCAAGTGAGTATGTAGAACTGAGTGACTGGTCTTTACGAACAGTCGTCTTTGTTTCATACTTCTTTAACATGGCTTCCCATGATGCTCTCAACTGTTTTTGTTTTGCAGTTGGTTTTTTCTTCTTTTTAGAACTAGATGTTTTTACATATACGAACATAATATAATTATACCTTAAATGTTATTTAATGTCAACTGGTTTATTGTGGAAACAGTATTCGTCATACCATTTCTTTCTATTACTACCGAAAGACATGCTGTGTTTATCATTTTTCCAATATAATTTCCAAACCTGTGCAGGAAATAAAAATATACGAATGTAATTATGGTCTGTTGGTTTTAATTCATCATCACAAACAAAAACCATCAAGTCGCAGGACTTTGATTTTAGATTGCCAATGTTTGCGGTTGCAGTTGGATTACCATTTTTACTAAGAGTTCGATTCAAAAATGACCATTTGATTTCTAACTTTTTATTTCCCTTTCGAGTATCATATCCATGAGCATCAACTAACTGATGACCAAGTAAATATGCACCAACAAATTCTGCAATTTTGTCTACTGGCAATCCAACACTTTTCTTAAGAAAATCTCTAATTGGTTTGTATTCAACTATAGAGATTAGTGCTTTAGACGCAACGGCTGTTTTATTCGTCCGAAAAAGCACTTCTTTAGACGCAAGTTCATTAAGAGTCATGATTGCACCACGAAGCCAGTTGTATCCTTCTTGGCTTTACCTTTGGCTTTGAGACCAACGATAACACCCTTTGGATCCAAGAAACGAAGATCAGTCTCATCGCCATTTATAACTGGACGACCGAGATATGTCTCTGGCACTTTGTGAAATACAGCTGCAACATTCATGCCATTTGATATTGCAATGCGAACATCCATATCGTTGCCATCTGCTTTAGAGAAAGTCAGATGATAGTTAGGAATGTGTTTTACTTTACGATTGTTTACTTTTGTGTAGTCGTAGAATTGGACTTCTGGGAACATTTGGAAAATGTTCTTGCCATTTGTAACTTCATACTTCTCCCATGAGAGATCTGAAGTACCATTCAAACGAAAGACTGGAATGAGTCCTTGTTTTTCTGCTTTGGTTTTTGTCTTGATAATCTCAACAACTAACTCATTGAGGAATGCTTGACGATTTTCGAAGAATGCTTTGGTCTTGCGAATTCGTGCTTGCTGAATCACATTAGTGGTTTCACCTTTCTTGAAGATGCCACCACGACCAGCAGT